ACAAGCTGTCTGCCTGGTTCCGTGGCCGCGAGATCATCGCGACCGGCATCGCCATGCTGCCGCTCGATATGTTCGAGCGGCTGCCGCAGGACCAGGGCCCGCAGAAGGCGCCCGCGCATCCCCTGCACGACCTGCTGCACAGCCAGCCAAATGAGTGGCTCAACTCGTTCGACTGGCGGCGGATGATGGGCTACCACCTGATCGACCACGGCAACCACTATGCCTACATCGAGGCGGGTGCGCGTGGGTTCGTCGACCGCCTGCAGCCGATCATCGACCCGACGACCGTGAAGCCGCGGCTCATGAACGGACGGCGCAAGGTCTACGAGATCACCGACCGCAAAACCGGCGGCACCACGACGGCGCTGCAGGATGAGATTTTCCACCTGCACATCCTGTCGACGGACGGCGTCGAGGGCCGCGGGGTGCTGTCCTACGCCCGCGACAGTCTCGGGCTGACCAGCGTGCTCGAGCAGTTCGCCTCGCGCATCTTCTCGAAGGGCTCGCTCTCGGCTGGTGCCCTCGAGGTGCCTGGTGTGCTGAACGACGACGCCTCGAAACGGATGGCGGAGTCGTTCATCACGTCGGAGCAGAACTGGCATCTGCCGAAGGTGCTCGAGCAGGGCGCGAAGTGGGTGCAGTCGCAGGGACTGACGCCGGAAAACGCGCAGATGCTGCTCTCGCGCAAGTTCGGCATCGACGAGGTGTCGCGGTTCCTCGGCGTGCCGCGGCACATGCTGGAAAACAGCGACCCGAGCTTCGGCAACGCCGAGCAGTTCAACCGGAACTTCATCGACTTCACGATGGGCTGGTGGCTGGTCATGATCGAGATGGCCATCAACACGCAGCTCGTCGCGGCACCGCTGAAGTACTACGCGGAGTTCAACCGCGACGCCATTGCCCGCGGCGACCTGGCGGCCCGCTGGGCGGCCTACGTGGACGCCATCACGACGGGCACCTTCAGCCGCAACGAAGTCCGGCGCAAGGAGAACATGCCGTCGCTGCCTGGGCTCGACGAGCCGCTCACGCCCGCGCATCTCACCGGCAAGCAGCCAGCAGCCCGCAGTGGCGCAGCTCCGGCGCCCGCGCAGGCGCGTCAGGCTGTACCGGCTGTCGCCGAGCCGGCTGTCGTGATCTCACCGCAGGCGCGCGCGATTGCCGTGTCAGCGGCTGGTCGCGTGCTGCGGAAGGAAATAGCGGCGGTGCAGCAGCTGGCGAAGCGGCATGCGGCCGACCAGGACGCGTACGCGGCCGCGCTGACCGAGTTCTACGCGAAGCACAGCGAGACCGTGGCCCAGACGCTGCTGATACCTGGCGCAGAGGCTGCGGCGTACTGCGCTGGACAGGCCGGGCAACTGCTCGGCGAAGCCGGACTGAACGCGCTCGATGCCTGGGCGCAGGACACCTATGCAGAGTGGCTCGCCGAATGGGCCCTGGAAGGAGTGGCAGCGTGAAGTACTCGCACATCGCTCGATACGTGGCAGACACACCGTGGGCGATTCTGCCCTCGAAACTCGAAGAGATCGAGGCGGTGCTCGAGTTCCACATGGCCGGCGGGAAGTTCACCGCCTCCGAACTAGAGGCGCGCATCGGCGGCGGCTCGTCTCGTCCTGAGATCGCGCAGTCCGGCGCCGTCGCGGTCATCCCGCTGCAGGGCGTCATCGCGCACCGCATGGGCTCGATGACCGAAATGAGCGGAGGCGTCTCGACCGAGCGTATCGCCGCGATGCTGAAGCAGGCCGTCGCGGACCCGAACGTCGGATCGATCGTGCTGGATGTCAATTCGCCCGGCGGCACCGTGGCGGGTGTGACCGAATTGGCCGCTGACATCCGAGCAGCGGCGGCGAAGAAGCCGGTCATCGCGCAGGTCAACGCGCTGGCGGCGTCTGCGGCGTACTGGGCCATCTCTGGCGCCACCGAGATCGTCGTGACACCCAGCGGCGACGTCGGGTCGATCGGCGTCATCACGTCGCACCTGGACACGACCGAGGCCGACGCGAAGACGGGCGTCAAGCGGACCGTGATCTCGGCCGGCAAGTACAAGGCTGAAGGCGCGGGCCCGCTCACCGAGGACGCCCAGACCGCGATTCAGGCGCGGGTGAATGAGTTCTACGCCATGATGACCGCCGACATCGCGAAGGGCCGCGGGGTGCCGGTCGCGGAGGTGCGCGGCGGGTTCGGCGAGGGCCGCCTGGTCGGGGCCAAGGCCGCTGTCGCCAGCAAAATGGCGGACCGTATCGCCACGATGGACGAAACGCTCGGCCGCCTGGTCGGCGGACGAGCAGCCGGAGGCATGCGGGCTGAGGAGTCGGTCGCGGCTCCGGCCGCGGCTATCGCGGCGGCTGGTCAGTCGGATGAGGACCGGGCCCGTCGTCTGCGGATGCACTGATGCCACGTCCGCGCCTGTCCTCGGACGAGAAGCTGGTTCCGGCGACGGTCTGTCTGCCGCCGGCGCTGTTCGACGAGCTGTCGCGTGAGGCGTCCGGTCGCGTCATCCCGCTGGCGCGCGTGCTACGTGAGCGCATCGAACGGAGTTTCGCGAACGCAAAACCCGCACGCGACAGAAATGCTCTAGGCTGACATCACACACAATGCGACTTCCGTTGAAGGGCGCGTGTGTGAGCAACTCTGCGAGCCGAGGCAGTGGCCTCCGCCCGTGGCGTTCCTCACATGCGCGCCCTTTTTCTTTCAACGGGACATCGTAGGAGGCGAGATGGCCACGAGACTGAACACGATGCTCGACCAGAGGGCGACGCTGCGAGCTGAAGGGCTCAAGCTGCTCGACATTGCGGCGAGCGCACGCACGACCGAGCAGAACGCTCGCCTCGATGCGATCGACCAGGACATGACCGCGCTGGACGCGGACATCGAGCGCATGCGTCGCCTCGGTGACGAGGAGCGCGCACAGGCCACGGCCGAGTTCCACCAGGAACGGGTCGCGAGCAACGGCGTCACCACGACCGGACGCTGGGAAGGCGGCGAGTCGAACGCGGACGAGCGGCTGGCCAAGTTCGGCCCGAACGGGGCCCCGATCGTCTATCGCGGGCTGCCCCGGATGGACAACGTGACCGGCCTCCGCTACGCCTTCGGGCGCCAGCTGCAGGACGTGTTCAACGCCACCACCCGCCACACGCTGAGCGAGCCGCTCGCGCAGCTGCAGGCCGCGGCGCAGGGCGCTGGCGAGAAGATCGGCTCGGACGGCGGCTTCATGGTGCAGACCGACGTCGCGGCCGGCATCATCGCGAACGTGTTCAACGGCGGCGCGCTGCTGAACGCGGTGCGTCAGATCAACCTGGGCGAAAACTCGAACGGCATCTCGATGCGGGCGGTCGACGAGACCAGCCGCGCCACCGGCTCGCGCTGGGGCGGCGTGCAGGCGTACTGGGTCGACGAAGGCACGGCGCCGACCGCGTCGAAGCCGAAGTTCCGCAAGCTCGAGCTGAAGCTGAACAAGCTGGCGGCGCTCGGCTACGCCACCGACGAACTCCTGGCCGACTTCGTCGCGATGGGCGACGTGATGTTCCAGGCGTTCACGGAGGAAGTCCGGTTCCTGGTGGAAGACTCCATCCTGAACGGCACCGGCGCAGGCCAGCCGCTCGGCGTGCTGAAGAGCGCGGCGCTCGTGTCTACCACGCGCACCACCGCCAGCCACATCAAGCATGCCGACATCGTGAACATGTGGGCGCGCATGCACTCGCGTGCCAAGGGTAACGCGGTGTGGCTGTGCAACACCGACGCGAACCCGGACCTCGACCAGCTGTATCTGACGGGCGCCACGAACGACGTGCCGGTGCGCTTCGTCACCTACGGCGACGACGGCGTCATGCGGATTAAGGGCAAGCCGGTGATCGAGACCGAGTACAACGCGACGCTCGGCACCGTGGGCGACCTGATCCTAGCCGACCTCACGCAGTACCTGTTCATCCAGAAGCTGCTCCAGACCGCTGCCTCGATGCACGTCGCCTTCGCGACCGACGAGATGGCGTTCCGCGTTACCTGGCGCGTCGACGGCAAGCCGGCCTGGGTGTCGGCGCTGACGCCGGCCAAGGGCTCGAACACGCAGTCGCCGTTCGTGGCGATCGCGACGTAGGCCACGCGCGACCTGTGACCGCCGAGCGAAGGCCATCTGGCCTTCCGCTCGGCTTCCACCAGTAGCAGCAGAGGGACACATGAACAACGGATTGATTCTCGAACGCTTTCAGATCGTCGAAGGCTTCCCGGCTGTCGACCTGCAGACCGGCGCCAACAACGGCGATTACATCTCGCTGAAGAACGCGAAGCGCGTCGCGATCGTGTTCACCAGCGGCGTCGGCACGGCGGGCGATGACCCGACGCTGACCCTGCAGCAGGCGACCAGCGTGGCGGGTGGCAGCGTCAAGGCGCTGAACATCCCGACCGGCAGCGCCTTCATGAAGCAGGCGGCCACCAACCTGGCGGCGGTGTCGGCGTGGTCGACGGCGGCGACCATCGCCACCAACACGCTGACGAACGACACCTCGGCCGAGCAGTCGGCGCTGTGGGTCGTGGAGCTGACGCCGGACGAACTCGACGTCGACAACGGCTTCGACTGCATCCGCGCCACCGTGGCCGACATCGGGTCGAACGCGCAGCCCGGCTACCTGTTCTATCTGATCGAACTCAAGGAAGCCCGGTCGCCGCTGAACGCCGTCAGCTGCATCACTGACTGACGCACGGCGCCTGAGTAGGCCGATCCGGTGACGGGTCGGCCTACCGTGTCGCCACGCCTTCGTCATCATGGGACTCAGACTCGTCACGCCACCGACGCAGGAGCCGCTGACGCTGGCCGAAGCCAGGCTGCATCTCCGCGTCGATATGTCTGACGATGATGCGTTGCTCGGGCCGCTAATCGTCGCGGCTCGCCAGCATGTTGAGTCGTTCACGCATCGCGCGCTGGTCACACAGACCTGGGCGCTGAAGCTGGACGCGTTCCCCGACGACGAAATCGTGCTGCCGATGCCTCCGCTGGTGTCGGTGAGCAGTATCACCTACCTCGATCAGTCCGGCGTGGAACAGACCTGGGCGAGCGACAACTATCGCGTGTCGTACGGGTCCGGGCCGTGGGCCAGCCGCGCCTGCATCGAGCCCGAATACGGTCTGTATTTCCCCTCCACGCGCGATGTGGACGATGCCGTCACGGTGCAATTCGTGGCCGGCTACGGCAGCCCGTCGGCTGTGCCGGACGCCATCAAGGCCGCGATGAAGCTGTTGATCGGTCATTGGTTCGCTTCGCGCGAGGCGGTGGTCTACGGACAGACACCGAGTGTCGTGCCGGCCGGTGTCGACGCGCTGCTCTGGCCGTTCAAGGCGTTCTGATGCGAGCTGGTGACCTTCGCGATCGCGTGACCATCGAACGCCGGACTGAAACGTCCGACGGGCACGATGGCGTGACCGAGAGCTGGACGCCGGTGTATCGGCGCATCTCGGCGCAGGTGATGCCGCTGTCCGGGCGTGACCTCGAACGGGCGCGGCAGATCGACCCGCGCATCTCGCACGACGTGACGCTGCGTTACTGGCGCGCGCACCGTGCGGACCTCGATGGCGGCCGGGTGCGCCTGGTGCATCACGGTGTCGAGGACGTGACGCTGGAAGTGGTCGGCCCTCCGATCGACGTAGACGGCCGGCATGAGTTTCTGCGGATGCCCTGCCGCGAGGCGGTATGAGCGGCTCGCCGGTGCAGGCCGTGGTCGACGGCATCAAGACGG